AGATCGTTTATGTTGTGCTTTACGACTGCATTGAACAGTACAATATTTTTTATTGTTATGTTTAGCTGTAAATTTTTTTTCGCAACCAGGATTGGCACAAGTTTTTCGTTCTGCCATTATTTTTTTCTTTTTTTAACTTTGTTTTTCTTCATACCTTTTTTGTATGAGTATTTACCCTTCGGCATTGTTTCTCCTAACTATACTATATCTTGTATGAGTGATTATATAAAAGGAAATAAATATCCTAATTACAAACCCTCTACTTCATATAGTAGTGGAAGAATTTGTTTGCAGGAAAACTGTAATACTGTTATTTCAAAATATAACAAGTTCAGATATTGTAATGCTCATAAAACAAAAACATATCCAAGAATAAAAGGTCGTCAGAAGCCTGAAGGGTTACAAGAGCCAAAGGCGTAAAAAAAATTTTTTTTATAAACAGTTAACACAAACACCATCAGTTAGTTGATCTGCCCAGTAAGGATTCCAACATTCATCACAGTCTTGTACTTCTATCTCCATAAAATTTAGTTTAACTAAAATTTATTCTTCTTCACACCAACATATCGTTAATTGTTTAACCATATCTACTATACTTGAATAACACCAAACACAAAATGCAATAGGAGTTATTCCAAAGTTACCTTGAATATCCCCTGCATCTAAATCAATGTCTGCTTCGCATATATTACAATTATCCATTTTTCCTTTCCATACCCTAGTCTAGCTAGGGTAATTGGTTAATCAAACAGGGAAGTTGATACTCATAAGAAATGAGTAATTTCATTATAGATCATAATGTATTTATAGTCAATAAACAAAAACCCTACCTTCCGTAGGGTCTCTGTTCCGTACAGTCTGTCCATTTACTGTATTTGAAAGAAAAAGAAATAAACTCGAATCAACATTCAATTCCTGAGAACTGTCTATATGATTTTAAGCTACTTTCTTTTTACTTGTATATTTCTATACAATACCCCTGGACTTTCCAGAGGTACTTTGCATTATAGAAACTCTGTGATAGTATGACAACACAAACAAGATATTTCTCCAGCTTTTAGAAAGAAATATCAGATTAAACTTCAGGGCAAGTGGACTAGCTGGACCATTATAACTAGGGTCAGATCCTATTATTCCACATTATTATATGCTACTAAATCTTTAGTCATTCTGGTTGGGTTGGGAGTGGCACAGGGTTAGTTATCTTCTTTTCTTCTTTTTTTTTCTTTTCTTTTTTTTAATGAAAAATATATTATTCTGATCTTATTGAAAGTATGTAAAGAGTGTAAGAATACACTAAAACAGATAGAGGGATCTAATCGTTATTACTGTGATAGTGCACCTACTAGATGTAGTATGTCTATGAAAGTACACAATATATAGTAGGTATTTGTAGAGTAATAGTTTCCTCATATTGGTTAAAGTGTTACGCTTCGCTAGGGGTCTGTCCACATTGATATATGGATTAATTTATACTAAGGATCGCAACATAATATAGATTATAGGACAAATTATCTCAGCGTTTGTAGGGTTTAAGCTAGTTTTGTTTTAGAAATAATCGATGTTGTAGAACTATGAGGATATTTTTTTAATTAATGGGGGTGCGTTGCTTGAAGTCTTAAATGAAAATAACATTTCATTAAAAGAATCTTCTAACAATATTCAGCTACTAACCAAATAAAAATAATTATTAAAAGTTGTAATAATGTCTAATATGTTTTACAATATAAATATGGTTAATGAAACTGAAATAGATTTTTTAAAAAAGTTGTATTCTGAATGCAAAAATTTTAAAGTAACTGACGAAGAATGCTATGTACAAGTTTATGTTGTTGATACAAATATTACCGGTAGAGATTACATAGAATCTTTTCATTATGCTGGTGATTATTCAATATTCGAGGATAAAAAAACGATCACAAAAAAATATAAAAACATTCAACAAGCCATTAATTTTGTAAATGCTCAAATGAATAAAGAAAATATTGAGGATTGTCTAATAGAAATTAAAGTAAGTTTGTTTAGTGATGTTTCTTTTTTTGATGGTTATGGTGCTCTTTATGAAGACGAAACAGAATACGAATTAGCGTATATATGGGGTTATGACTTAGATTCTCCAATTATAAACAAAAACGTAGAAGAATTAATTTATAAAAATATAGGTTATTTTTAATTAATAAGTTTTAAGAAATCTTAAAAACTCAATAAAATTAAACTTTTCATTATGGGTACTTGTTAAGCTCAAAAATTTAAACGGCTTAAAACGGCTTTAAATGGCTTGTTTAAAAGAAAAGTAAAAAGTTGTTTACATAATCATTAGTTTATGGTAAATTAATTATATGGTTAATAAAACAAAGGGGAATAAATGAAACTAACATTAAAACTATGGAAATGTGCCGGAGTTAGACCAACAACGCAAAGTTGCACTAATTCAATAGTTGCATATAGAGATGATGAGAGATTACAAAGAATAGGAGAAAAAATACGTTATTATTCTTGTAATCAGTGTCTTGATAAATTTAATAAACACGCTGATGAATTTAGCAAAAAGATGTTTATTGAAATTTTTGGTAAATAGAAACAAAGGGGAAACAATGAGAGAAACCCAAACAGAAAAAGTAGCTTACTATTTATTTATAAATGGTGCTACTGATAACAAGACTATTGCTAATGATTTAAATATTATTAGTCATAATGTTAGACGCATTAATGGTCAAGAAACACTTAAGGGAAACTTTGTAAGAGTTACAAAAGGTGTTTATAACTTAAGCGAGAGCAAAAGAAAAGAATACAAAGAACTAATAAAAGAGGTTGTTTAATAATGGATAATCAAACAGTAAAGAAAAAATTGCACCATACTAAATATAAAGCTAATTATAAAAGATATATTCTTAATCGTGTAAATAATGATAGCTACTCATTAACTACAGATAAAGAAAAAATTGAATATATCTTTAATCGTTTTAATAGCGAATACTCTTGGAATATCAAAAGAAATGGTAAATATAAAGCTATGACAGAGTGGCTAAGTGGTTTAGCTTTAGATCTACCATATATGAGTTATGAAATAATCGAATTAGCTAAAGATATGGGAAGTATTGACAGCAACGCATCGGATAAAGTTATCACTAGAGTATTACAAAACTATTGGGAATTTATGTCTAATATAATTTTATCAATGGAAATTACAAAGTAGATAGCATAGACCGAATTATTAATTTAGTTCGGTCAATGGTATTTATAAAAAATAAATATCAAAGTTAATCTAAGGGGGTTAAATGTTAATAATTACAATGTTATTAGTTTGTGTAGGTGTATTTAGTCTTATGTCTTTACTAGCTGTATTATTGATAAAGTTAGATAATAAAAGGTTAAAAGATCAAACAGACTTTTTAACTAGATTAAATAATGGCGAAGTATTAAGCAGAAATAATATTTTTAAAAGGGGGTGAATGAAATGCAAGAAAACTTATATATAAATTTATTATATATAGATTGTATGATTTGTAAGAATACAGAAGAATATAACAAATGGGAGCACGGCAAAGAAATTGCTTGTTCTCGTTGTTTTACTATGATAAATACAATTACAGCAGAAACAAGAGAGCCATCAAAAAAGGAACTCAAAAACACTGCTAGTATGTTTGATGATGATCATTCAAAATTTGTATTAAATAAATATTATAATATTTAACATATAGCAATGGAAGTATTAGAAATAGATTGTCATAACCCAAATTGCAACTGCAGTTGCACGATTGGACAAACTCAGCATTTTAATATGATATTTGTAGATGATTTACAATTAAATAAAACATTTACTTGTGATGATTGCAAAGAAATAATTTTAATTTGTGATAGTGAATTATTAAATCAAGTTAAATAATAGCTAACCAATAGCATAGATTAAGCTCGTAGTGATCCCCTTAACATTACGAGCTTTTTCTATTGTGTAGGTATATAGCGACTATGTAGCGACTATGTAGCGATATTGTAAGTAAATGTAAAATATGCTTGACTATTACTACAATATAGGTTTATAATGTAGGTAGTTAATAAACAAAAAGGTTAATCAATGAACGAAGATATAATATATGTTTTTCTTAACATATTAGAAAGTAATAATGTACCAATAAATTACAAAGAAGAAATTGTAGATTTATTTGAAAAATATGAAAGACACGGTTGGGATATATTTGAACAATACGAGGTTTCATATAGAAAGGTTAATTAACAGAAAGGAATAATATAATGAAATATTGTATTACAAGAGCAATAGATGGAGTGTCTTTAAATGGTAAAGAATATTTACTAGATAATAATGGAGACATACAAAAAATGAATTACAAAGATGCGATTAATTTTATAAATACTTATGGTCTAAGTGAAGATAATATAGAAATTTATAAAGAAAGCGTAGGTTAATCAATGAATGAAATAGAAGTATGTGAAAATTGCTATAGTTGTAATATAACTATAGCTAAACAACCTAATTCTAAATATCCAAATGAAGAATATGTACAATGTAATGATTGCAAAAATATATCTATTTGGTCTTTAGTTAGGTATGTAGAAAAACAATGTGTAAATTGTAAAGAAGATAGCGATTACAGAACAGCACACGAATATGATGAATGGTCAGATCAATTATCTTATTAGGTTAATAAACAGAGAGGTTAATCAATGAGTAAAATATATTTTAATTGCCCATATTGTTTAGAAATGTTAGGGGTTAATCATTTTAATTGGTCAGCTCTTGAATGTCTATATTGTAGAAATACTATTGATATGAAAGAATATAAAAATAGTGATGAGGGATCGTGGCTATCAGAATATGGATATAAATAACTAATGTCAAATACAGTTGCAAAGATTGTAAAGTTAGTTAGACTAAGATTATGGTATTAAAACAGAAGATTGAATTACCACTAGATTGTAGGTATATATTTGTTAATTACAACAAAACTCTAAAACCTTTTCGTAGCACAAAAGAAGTGTTGCATTTTATAGAGGGTAATAGATTAGAGATTGTAGATCAACAAACATTTAACGAAAGCTATGTGGTAGTAGTTAAAAAAGCTGATAGTTTTTTGTAGGTAGCTTGTAGCACATAGTAAGTAAGACTAAAAAGTTTTATTACGCAGAGCTTTATTGTGTGTTACAAGCTATCTATGAATAGCAGAAAGAAATAGGGAAGATATGATTAAATCTAAATATGATGAAAGTAATGATGTATTAGAAATACTTAATACACAATTTGAAGAAGATGAAGTAATGAGTGATGAGTGGGATTACAAAAGTAATTTTACTGATAAAGAAATACAAGAGTTATCTAAAACACACAAGATTACTTATGATGTTGTGCAACAAAGTAATGAAGATACAACACAAACAGAAGTAATTATTTACAAAAAGCTATAAGCAGAAAGAATAGGGAAGATATGAAAAAAGATATATTAGATATGTTGAATAAATATTATGATTCATATAAAGAAGATTATATGTCTATGTTTGGGGAAGAAAGTAATAACTATTTATTCATAGATAGTGATTTAGAACTACACATAGAACAAGAAGATAAGCACCATATATTTGTTAGCTTATTTGAATTAGCTAAAAAATATGATTGGAAAGAATAGGAAAAAATAATGACAATATTTGAATGTGAATTACACGATAAAGTAATGAATGAAAATGATTATTTGAATAGCAACTGTATATATTGTATTGATGTTATTGAATATGAAAATAAAAAAGAAATAAACAAAGTTAGAGGTTATTTTTAATGGAATATTGTAATGATTGTGCATTAACAAATAAAGATAATAATTTATGTGATCAACATTACGATATATTAGAGAGAGAATAGAGAAGATATGAGCAGAGATGCAACAGAATATTTAGATGAATATTGTAGAGATAATTGGGGTCATACTAATTGGGGATATACAAGCACATATTCCAAAGAAGAACTAGATGATACAAAGATAGCTGAATATGAGTTAGGTGGATCAGTAGTTATTTGGCTAGAAGAATTAGAGGAGAAATAATGAGTTATGATGAAAACAATTTAAAGCCATACAAAATAGAAGTTAGTTTTTATGCAACTGATTGGGAAGATGTTGAAGATTTTATACAAAGTATGTCGCATAAAGATTGGTTAAATGAAGTACAAGAAGAAGAATAGAAAGGTAAACAATGGAAGAAGAACATAACCCAGAAACTTGTGATGAGTGTATTGTTGCAAGAGAAAGAGGACATATGGATAAAGAAGGATATGAAGATTAATGGAAGGCAATAAAATATATGTTGTTGTACAAGATTTTAATGATGTCTATGGTGGTGGTAGTTGGGAAAGAACATATTACCAATCTAAAGATGATGCAATAAAACTTTTACAAGATGCTTTAAACGAAGCGCAAAGTTGTATGAACGATTTTGTTTTAGAATTAAATTCATTTGAAAACATAAATGACACGATAGATATTAGTTATTACAACAATAACAAAGAAACTGATCATACAGTAATTGCATATTTTGTAGATAACGAAGAAGAAAAAAGAGAACACGATTATAAATTAATCGTAAAGTAGAGGAAGAATAATGGAAGAAGAACTAAACGATCTTTTAACACAAGCACAAGAGAACATAAGCGACAATGTAGATAAACAAACAGAGTTTAATTATCGCAAAGTGTTAGATGAAAGTATGAAAGAACTAGATAATCTTAAATCTATTAATAAAGAATATGTAGGTATAAGAAATACAGCAATAAAGAATTTGTATGATATTGGTTATTCAGCTATTGAACTTGCAGAGATAACTAATTTAACTAGACAAATGATCCACAATATAGTGAAAGGGAAGTGAGGGAAGAATAATGAAGTGTCAAGTTAGTTTTTGTGATAGCGA